GTGGAACAGGTACCAGCCACGAATTTTTCCGGTGCTGTCAATGCTCAGGTTGTAGCAGGGGAGAGCGGAAGCCAACATTTCTGGATGGGGCACGATGGTCAAATTTATAAGGATGAGGCCGCGAGTCGAGGGGCGGAGGATTTTAAGAATTATGCCGACGCTGCACAGGCGAATTGGAAGGCCAAAGGCCAATGGGAGCGAGAACATCCAGTCGACTTATCTGATGCTTTCGCCACTTACGACCCACAATCCGGTATGTATTGGGTCTACACCCGTTCCGATGAGTATGATCATGCTCTGTCTAACTTGGCTCCGGAGTTTCCTTTAAATTTACAAGGCTCCGTTGTTCCCGATGCACCGAGTGCTCCCCAGAATCTAGGTTCTCAGATATCGACCCCGAGCGCACCGGGAGTGCCGACAAACTTAGAATCAATTGCGAGCGCGGGTATCCCTTTAAATCTTCAAAGTTTATTAATTCCGGACGCACCGACAGCGCCTAACATTCTCAGTTCTACTTTAATTCCTGATGCGCCCGACATCCCAGGGAATCTACAATCTAATGTCATATTCGCTCCCGGAGTCCCGCAAGGTCTGAGTTCATCTTTCATTCCTAGTGCACCTGGGGTTCCCCAATCCTTGAATTCTGCTATTACTGCGATTGACGCTCCAGGGGTTCCTCAAAACTTAAGCTCTTCGGTTGCTATTGCCACACCTGGGGTTCCTCAAAACTTAAATTCTTCAATTACTGCGATTGACGCTCCGGGATCTCCTCTATCGTTGAGTTCCTCTCTCATTCCTAGTGTGCCTGGAGTTCCGGGTAACCTGGCGTCATCGGTCTCAGGTGTGGCTCTGCACTCGGGCTGGCGGAATAACACTTCTATAAAAATCTTGGCCACAAACTGGGTTGGTACAACCTTAAATTCCGGAATGAGTCACATGGGCTATGCCGGGCTTCGCAACACTTCGAATATTATCGCATCGCCGGGAACCCCAGGTTGGACTAAGTGGGATCCTCTGCTTTTATCAACAAATCCGACGGAGCCCGCTTGGATGCAAACTGTGAATATTGGCGGCTTGAATCATGAGGTCTGGCTAGTCGCAGCCCCTGGCGGAGCTCCATACTCCTTATACTGGTGGTACGGATCGCCGAGTAATTGGAACGGCGCTCTCGCAGGAGTCTCCACATCCTTCGATTTAAATTTATTAAACAGCGGTACGATTAGCCGAACTATTTCTGTAAACAATCAAGTAGGATTTCAGCGGAACCTCATTCTATCTCTTTAATTCCAACCGATTGAAAAAAACTAAACCCTCAACCACAATATAAACTATGGCAACTGTAACACTTACATGGCAGGCTCCCTCATCAGGAGGTCCCGTCGCAAATTACAAAGTTTATCGAAAACAAGGATCTGGCTTAACTGAAGCACAGGTAAAAACTGGCACGCAATTGACGGGATCCCTTTCTCCTTCAACTTTGACCTACGACGACACTACTCTTTCTTCTGGGGCAGGCGCTTATACTTACACGGTATCCGCGAGTAACACGGGCGGTGAATCGGCAGGGGCAACTCCAACGACTGAGACTTTATAGCCCTCAGTCATCTGAGGTATGTCCATTGGGTGCCCATATGTTGAGGTAACCTCAACCAATCCAGCCATCCCTGGGGGTTGGTATGTGGAAGACGAAAATCGCGGGTATTACAGACTAACCACTTTTGACCCTACGACTTGCGTAGAGACAAAGCTGAACAACTATCTCGCTCTAAAAGGCTCAGGTAGTAGGGATGTTGAGTGGGTTTTCTCTGAAAGAACTCCGGGCCCTCTTAATCAAGCTGGTCAGGTGACCCACCCCCTGGTGACAGGGTATCACATATATACGGCGATTTATTCGGACGACCCGACACACGGGATGATTACGGATAGCAACGGAGTACCCACGACGGAATCATTCACGACATTCACCGACGCCTACCGAGTCAGACTTGGTGATTCGTTTACCCACATCGCCGAGCCTGGTGGGAGCTTTGCCTTTTTCCAAGGAGGCAACATACCAAAAACAATCGAGGATCAAAACGGAATCACGAGGTATTTACACGGCTTTCAAATCCGCAGAGATGATCTTTTAGCGAACTCGCGATTCGACAGCTATTTAAATTACGATTTTGAAACGGTTTCTGAATCTACCGATGGTACATCGACTACTCCCGCCAACATTCCGTTCTTCGCAACGCCACTCCAGCTTCCAAACATATTAGAGTATCAGGGAGCTACGCCTCGTGTCGTTCTTCCGTTAAATCACAACCTCGTTTCAGCCTTCGATTTTGCCGACGAGCAGTTTTTTCCTGGTGATTTCACGGTCTACGAGGAATTTTTGGGTTTTGGTCAGCCAAACAATCGGCCTTTTCACGCTCTATCCATATTCGTACCCGTCACTGAACCTCGAAAAGAGATTTACCCGACTGATCAAAATATTGGGGTGGATGTTTCGGCCGCGATCACCTTAAACGCACCCTCTCGAAAATTCTATTCTTCGGTTTGGTCGAGCGTCACGGAGCTCGGCTCTTTTCCGTCAACTGGCCTGAAATTATGCCCGGCGGAGGACTATAACAATGATATTGTCGATGTTCAAATCGGTCGGTCGGTCAATGACCAAAATCCGTGTACGCCCGCGGGAGCTCCGGGTACGCCTGATGTTCCAGGTGTTCCGGAAAATTTGGTATCTCAACTGCACCTTGGGCCGCCATACAACGGCACAACCATATCTTCGAAATATAAAGGCTGGGTTTTTGACGAAAGAACATCCGCAATCTCCGGCCCTTTTGTTCACGAAGATGTAACCGCTATTGCCACAAAAGATAATTCGGCCGAGATGTACTGCGTAACTGAAGATAAGGAAGTTAAAAAGACAGATCTTCTCGATTTTAACAATCCCAACTTCCCAACTTTTACTGATCCATGGCCGGACATTCTAACTCCGTTTGACGGCTCAACCGTGAAAGGTGTGGTGGCATCCGAAAGTGCAAAAGGGTTTTGTTACCGGAATCGCTACATTTCAGCACCTTTCGAGGATTCAGTTATCGGTGGGGGTGTTGTCGAAGACCCTTTATTTTTCAGAAACTCATATTTGGCTCAAAGTGAAACCAATTGGATGCATCTCGGAGATGAGCATTCCGAGAAACAATGCTACCGAGTGGATCTACGATTCCATAAAAATTCATGCGGTCACATCTGGCTCTATGTAAAAAACGACGAGGGTCTGGTTAAGGGGCAGTATAAAGGCATGATTAAAGAGCACATGAAAGTGTTCACTAACCTTCGCGGAAGATCATTTAAAATTCAAATGATTATCGCCACGCATCACGATCACCCGTGGGCAATGCGTGAAATGGCGGTTGGCCATCTATATGGGAAGAGCTTCTAGGCTGCCCATAAGCTCAACACCTTCGGATCTACAATTAAATCTGCGTAGCACTCATTTGTTGTCTCGACGGTGCTATGCCTAAGAAATTTCTGAGAAGTATAGATCGACTGAGTCGTACTGATGTAGGATCCGAAAAGCTTTCGGCATTCGTGGAGTGGTAGCTGGCGATCCCATCCGATTTCGCGCAGAGCATTAACCGTCTCTTTGAACATTGGGCGGCCGCTGTCAGCTCGATTTTTTATCAGGTAGGTGCCGTCCGATGCTTTATTAATAATGCTCGCGGCAATCGCTTTGCTACCTTGAGTATAACCTTCGTGACCACCTTTAGGCTTGAAGTCTAATTCTCTGTAAATTGCTATCCGTGCAATCTCGGTAGTCATGTCAAACCAGTCGGCTCTTGCGTGAAGCACCTCGCCCCTCCGCATCCCAAAATTAAGAATGAGACCGAGAAGGGTGTACATGTCCCCCTTGCTTTTTTCCCAAAGCTCAAAGGTCTTTTCAATTAGATCAGTGGAGGGTAATCTGTACTGCTGACCTAGGCCTCCAAATTTCTCTAGATCTTTAATTTCGTCAGACCAGCTAATGTCCATTCCGTCATAAATTCTAGGCTGCTTAAATAGAGCACAACATTTTGTGAGCTTGGAATTTATCGTTCTCATGCACGAGGCAATTTTACCTTGGTCGGTTAAGTTAGCTAACTTTAGCCGCTTGTACTCCATCCAAAATTGGAAGTCGAATTTGTCGGCTTGGAAGTCGTCCACTTTTTTAGTGCCGAGAACTTTTCGGTAGACACTCTTGAAGGCATCTTTGTAGTCCTTGACCGTGGTTGCTGAAAGACCATTCGCTTTCGTATTTTCTTCGTAGCGATCCCAAAATTCTCCGACCGTTGGAACTGGATCTTTAACTTTTGAAAAAGCTTTTCGCTTAAATAATTTAAAAACTTCATCAAACGGGTGGATCATCAGATGACCTCGAATTTGATCGGCTAATGCCAAAGCTTCCTTTTTATCGTAGCCGAGCGGAAAATATTTATCCTTGCCGTCAACGGTCGTTCGGAAAGTCCAAGAGCCCTTGGATGTGCGTTTAGTAATTAGGGCACCATGAGGTGACCTCGATTTTGTCACGGATTTGTGACGGGCGGTGTGCGATTTCATACTTTACCCTTACATGATTTTTGTTGATTTGCAAATAGATACGGTCTGAACCCCTCTATCTATGGGCTGAAAAGCACATTTTGAATCCAGCGCGTCTACCAATTCCGCCATCCGGGCAAAGTGTTGATTTCCAGCGAGTTGACAAAGAAGTCAAGCACTGTTATACATATATTTAGGGATCGATTGTCCCGTATTTGTAACGGGGGGTCAATGTTAATAATGGTGAAAAATTCATGAAAAAGTGGTTAGATAAAAATAAAAAGATTGAGTCAAGTATGCTTGAGGCTGTGGGCATTCAAGCAAAACAAATTGCTGATGATTTAATTCCTCAAGTGAGATTATGCGCATTAGAAAATGAGATGAATGCAGATATTTTCATAAAAGTCCATTTCGAATTTGAGGACGATAAAACCGAAATCTGGTCTGAGGGGGCTGTTCAATTTCCTCCAAGGCAATCCGTTTCTGCGTTATTTCAAATCGAAGGCGAAGAGGATAATGCTCGAGAAACTGGGACTGACTCCTGAGGAAGTTCGGGCTGCATTTGGAGTTGATCCTCCGGAAGAAATAGAAAAGAAAAGAAACTATCTATTTCGGCATGATCAAAACCGAATGCGTCACCGAATGAAATTTTGGGACAGAATGATTTACGCAAGATTTCTTGGCGGGACTCATCCAAAAATTATTGCTGGCGCGCTCGGAGTTTCGGAAGAAACGGTTCGCGTTCGGCTTCGCAAGGCTGGATTATTCCAAAGAGGTTAGTTGTCAAAAATCGACCAATTCTCTCTATACTTCTCTAGCCTAGATTTCGTCTTTGGGTCTCCCGCGTAAATCCATGTGGTTACTCCTTTTAGAACTTTGACTGGGAGTAGATAAAAAATATCCATAGGGGCGAGGTAACACGCAACCACATCGACCTCCTTGGGACTAATTACAGACTTACCCTTTTGGCCGGAGCCAGTACTCAATCTATACCTTGGGAATTTCCGTCTTGGGCCTTCGTTGGAGGCGGTCCGAGTACCTTTTACCTGAACCTTAAAAACCTTTCCCTCCGAGTTCTGCACTATGCAGTCTTGGGGTAGGTAATCTCCGGCCGGCAAGAAGACTTCGAGATCGTTACGAAGTGCCCGGGTGAAAAATTCCATCTCGTAGATGAATCCATCCCGCTTATTGTTGTTGTAGCCTCGCTTATCCAATTTTCCACCCATATTGCACCTTCTCACTTCTATTTATCCAGTTAAAACCTTTGGAGACCATATGATTTAGCCCCCATCCTAGCTTCCTCGCACTGAGTTCTTTTAATAATATGCGATTATTCTCATTTGCATTAAGAATAACCATCAGTTCGGTGCTGGTACCTTCCCAACTATCATCCTTAAGAGTTCGCTTGAACATATTCATCAGCTCAATGATGTGGGCATATCGACTGTCGGCTTTTGACCTCTCCTCAAGGGAGGGGTTAATGTAGGCCTTCACTCCAAATCTCACATCTAGCATATCAGCTTCGATAACATTAGCCTTTAGCCAAGAGGCGAAGGCCGGAAGTTCAGCTGTAACTTTTTTCTTAATGTCCTTGGTGAAATTGAAGCCGTCGTTACAATTGAACACCATCAATTTATCTTTGATGCTCATGTCGAGGTCAGGTAGGAGCCTCATTGAAACGGGGTCATCGTTCAGTGTGCAACTAATTCGACCGCGCCAAAATACTCTACCGGATTTCTTGAACTTACCATTAATGAGGAAAGTATCATTAGCGATATGCTCCTTCAGCCGAGCTGTAAATGCTGTATGCATGGCCGAGGAAGCTGTTGGAGCCTCATCGTCAACGAGCCACATACCGTATTCAAATAAATGATCCGTCCATTCCGATTTACCGGTCAGATAATCCGATGCTTTGATCCCTCCTCCAAATAGACCTCCTAGAACTACGGTATTATATAAGGTTTTACCGCAGTTCGGTGGGCCGACTAGGAAGTGGGCGTGACCCCGTTTTGGTTTCCCCGCCAATGCATTCTGATAAGCATGAGTAAGCCAAGCCAATTCGTATTTTAATTGGTCTTCCCCTAGCATATGCTCCATCCAAGTCGCTATAGTCTCAAAACCCTCACCCCATTCAAATTTATTTTCATCGGGGGTGAGCGGTCGGACTTGAGCGGTATTGAAATACCTCTTATTCTCGTAGTGAACAATCGGATTTTTAACGAAACAGAAGGGTAGGCCAGCCTCGACCTTTTTAGTTTTTTGGATCTGATTTAGACCTCGTCTCGCTTCCGAAACATTTTCATTTCTCCCTGGGCGAGCATTTAGATCGTGCTGGCATTCTAGATCGAGCAAGCAATCATCTTTCCCTGTCATAAAAAACCCACCCCCTTCTTCTTGAATGAAGTAATTTCGGCCATCGTACCAGTAATCTTTTATAGCGGCTCCGATTCGTCCTACCTCGTATTCTCGAACGAAACCCGGCCCGACGATTTCTGACCAAGTGTAAAAGCCCTTCGGCATATTGAACACTTGCATTCCAGTATCCCGGACTACAGCTGAATCCACAGATCGGTGATCTCCACCTGGATCCCAGTATGTTGGGCCACGAGCTCCTTCGATGAATTCGCCAGGCCAAGCGTTATCCGGCCACACTTTATCCACCTCAGCTTTCACTTTGTCGAGCGGGATTGCAGGAGCAGCCCCGTCCTTAAAGTCGGCTGATTTGGATTCTTCGAACATCCAGTAGTTGAGTAAACTTATGTCAATTCGTGAGTCCTTGGACACGGGCCGCCAGTCGAAACCATGAAGTAAGTAATGCTGTCTCTTGAAATTGCCCATGTCAAAACCGGCAACCATTTTTTCAAGCTTCAACTCTTTCGCGATCCGCTTTAGGAATCGATCCTTCCAGTTCCCACCATGAATATAAATCGCCTCCTCAAAGAACCACACCGCGTGGATTCCCCCTGAAAACGAGCGGCTCACATAATTAACGGGGTGCTCCCCGTCGATTAATTTAGAGATCGCTTTTTCATATTCCTCGTCGTCGAGCTCAACATCCCAGTCGGCGGAAATACCGTGAAGGTATTTCATGGGATTTTGAGATGATACTCTCCTATTAGGATCGACTCCTTCAGCGGTCGAATGAGCTCCGTACTGCGTAGTAGGCTTTGTGGCCCACTTCTTGTAGTTCCGTGCTTGCTCAGCTACTGAGTCACCTTGAAAATCGGGAATCTGATACTCGATTTTCCAGGGCTCAGTCTTCTCGACCTGAGATGCCGTTAGATTAGGAAGTGAGAACAGTCTCATTAGCATCCTCCAATATCTTTGTCACCTCGATCTCGAGATCAGTCACATAACAGCTTATGTTCTGTAGCTGAGTGTCGATCAGGTCTTCATCAAGTCCCGCCTCCGAAACATGACCATCTTCCATTAGGTGCTTACCCCGAAGCACTTCAATCACTATTCCATCATACCCGCGGATCATCTGCGCTTCGTTGTGGAATCGAACATCGTCGATCACAACATTTTTATACTCTCCTAACTCCCTCTCCATCAAATATATCCATATATTGGGGTGAATCATATTTCTCGCGAACTCGGTACCCAAAAGCTGCATGAGCTGTCTTGGCGATTTCCCAAATTCGGGAAGCTCTACTTCCTTCAAGCACGGATCGTTCAGATTTTCCCGCTCAATACCCATAGCTTCTAGCATCCTCTTAATTGGAGTTGCGAAGCTCATGATCTTGAATCCGTGGTTGTCCCTTAATATGCGAGCGATCGAAGATTTCCCGCACCCCTTTTTTCCTGTAAGTCCTATTAACATTACTTTGTATACTCCTTTGTTATGATCGCTTCTGCGTCGAGTGGGACTCCATCCATCCACTTTGGACCAGTGCTCATCAATTTTAATATTTGTTTTTTTGTTTTCTCGGCCTTGTCGGCCTTGGTTTCCACTACTACTTCGTCGTGCACATGAAGGATAATCCGGTGACCCGCGTCCTCGATTTGGTTCATCTGGTACGCAAAACAGTCCCGTGCGATCGATTGAATGATGTTTTGAAAAATGTTGGCGCCGTAAGTTTTTGTTCTCCTAATGCTCCCTTTTTGGGTTGCACAAGTGACACCATCGGGCTCATTCCGGCATCGGAAATATTTCAGCGTTCTACCGCTCGGTATTTCGATTTCGAAATCCTCACCTTCTGCGGCCGCTTCCTTAAGTAGGCGATCGAGAAATTTCCACGCACCAACAATCTTAGGGTTCTTGTGCCTAAAATCCATGACCTGGATAAATGCGTTAACCCACTGCCTCCGTTCCGACACTTCCAGTGACGGGTAGATAGACGCTTTTGCTGGCATGTATTTGCCGGCATAGTCTTGAAAGCGGAGCTCATCTTCCCGGCTAAATTCACCATCAAGAATCTGTCTTTGGCCATAAGCCGCAACAGTTTCTGCAAATTTAGCCCAACCGGAGCCGTAGCCCAACTGCAACACACGGACTTTGGCCAGCGTATATAAATTAGGATCTTCCTTCTTTAATTCACCCCCCGTCCAATTCATGGTCAGCCGAGCATGAGCTTCGTAGATATTCACCCCATCTCGAAGAAGTTGGAGAGTGTCCTCATCATCGACCCAGTAAGCTGTCGATCTAGGCTCGATGTTGGCCAAGTCACTTATAATGTTTGTATACTCCGGCTTAGCCTGAATGCAGCTTCGGATGTTCACACCCATCTGGGTTTCCCTCTGCAAATTCTGCATATTTAAGCCACTATCACCAGACCACCGGCCGGTTACCTCGGCTCCCCAGTATTTTAAGTTGTAGCTGATTCGGTCATCCTCCGTGAGGCGATCGATCATAGCCTTTACCCGAGCGAGCTGGTGGACGATGCGGTTGTAATTCTGCATGTCGGCGACAAAGGTTATTTTCTTACCGTTTTCAGCAAGCCAATCCTTGAGCGATTGGCTATCCTTAGCTAAGCTCTTGGGCGGTTCAATGCCGAGTTTCCGACATTCGATAGCCAATGCTTTTTTGGAATAGACAACATATTCTTTTTTAGTGTCCGGATCTATTTCTCCATACCAGGGCAGGGCATTGCCGGCCTCAAATTTCTTCTTCTTGAGAGTGTTCTCGGCATCCATCAATCTCGCTATACCCGCGGGTACACCTTCATAGGCCATCTTCCGTGTGGCTCGGCTGAGCTGTCTCTCTTCTTCAGGCCACTGGTCACTCAGCTTATCCCAAATTTGATATGTGTACTTAGCATCGTTGAGGGCGTACTCCATGACCTCCTTGGATTCATCCAATGCGATCATGTCATCCCAAGTCTTTCCCTTCATGTTGCTGCGAACTCCCTTGTCCATATCAACACCTAGAATCTCTTTGGCGGCTCCCTTGAGGTTCCGTTGGTACTGGAGGTACACGCACATGTCGGCGGAACACTCCCACTTAACTTCGAGTTTCTTCATCTTACTCATCGTTTGTGAACCCCAATCGTTGTTGGTATAACTCCAAGCTCTTGGCATCGCTCGAAGACCCGTTGGTCAAATGATGCGTTGTGAGCGATGAGCGTATAGCCGTCTAGTTTTTCCCAGTCAAAATCTGCCGGGTGCCCGACAAATTCGAAGTCAGGGCAGTAAATACTTACCATGTAAGCATCAAAGTCTGCGTGATAACAGTATTGGTGCGTACTGGCGCCTTGAATCGAGTAGTCTTTCGAGTAGTAAGTCTCAAAGTCAAGGGCTGCTATTTTTGTTCTTTTCTTTTTCTTTGCCATTGGTGTGTGTTTTATGGTGAAAGTTTTAAGTTATACTTTAAATTTGCCGCGGCGGTATAGGGGGCCGGAGAAATCACCCATCCGGCCCCCACACACACCACAGAGGTGGTTAGCTGAAATCAGTCAACCACTCCGCAAATTCAGGCGTATTGCGATGGCCGCGCTTGACCTTAGGTACATGAACTGACTTACCGCCAAAGGTGGCTTTCTCAGTTGTCAGTACGAATGATCCGGTTTTTAGGCCGTCACGGTAGTACATCGCACTCGCTGTAAATATTGGAACAGCCGCTCTCTTGTACGCGGTACCTTTAATCCGCCATAGGGCGAAGGCGTAGTTTCCGCCATCGTACTCAAAAGGGAATACCTCGGGGTCATCTCCTTTGATGCAGATAAGAGCGTCTGCGATTGGTAACCAGTCAGGTTTCTGTCCGCCGTTACCCCACTCGAACGATCCGCCAATTTCAATAGCGTCCGCTTTTGATACGATCCTTGGAATCTCACCGCTATCCCAGTCGACATTCTCTTCGAAGAGCTTACCGATTCGGCAAACTGTGAATTCGACTTCCTTGGATCCGTCAGAGATTAAGTTTTCTCCATCAAGAACAATCTCACCCTTTTTGAAGTTCTCAGCCAGGTTACCCATGCCTTGAACAATCTGAAGACGGGGGAGTGCCACATCTGATGTTTCTAGATCTCCGATTACTCCGCTACCAGTTCGGGATAGAGCGTTCGCTTGAGGGTTGCCCTCTACGATATCTCCAGCAGCCTCTGCTGTAGCGGTTATGTCTGTTTGTGTTTCACTTAGTGCTTTCTTAGCCATTTTTGTATTTCCTATTTTCTATGTTTGTTGTTTGTTGTTGTTATGTTTTGCGTATGTATAACATAATAATTAAAAAAAAGCTACGACTGCTTCCGTAGATACGGACTGCGGTCTCGCGCCTCTTCAGGCGGTATAACCCCAGACTCCTCGAGCCTTTCTTCAACCCGTCCACGGGCTTTATTTTTCTCCCCATGTGGGAGCTTTTCTGCATAGGCCTTACCGAGCGCTGTCATTGAGACATTGCAAGCGGCCATAAATTCTTCCGGTGATAATAAATCTTCCACTGCATCGTAAGCGGCCTGACCATCCTTTACCTTAAGACTCGCGGCTCGGTAATGCAGATTATATCCGGGGATCTCAGCACCTTCCTCAACCGCAAGCTTAAGAGCCTGAGCCTTAGCAGCTGCTGCCCATTTGTCTACGACCTGAGCCACATTGAGCATTTTACCTAAGACTGCGGGATCTTCGATCTCGGCCGGAGAGTAACTGTCCCATAAATTCATCTCAAAGTCTGTCACACTCTCAGAATATTTCTGAGCTAATGGTAGCATCTTTTTGGCTAACGCATCACAGCTCAGTTTATGTTTACAATACCGACAGGCTTCGGTGTTTGGTCGAAGGTCGGGGGTCTCGAGCTGAGCTAATTCAACTATCATGGCGATCCGCAATCGAATATTCTCCATGTCAGCACGAGTGTAGTCGTGAGTTAGAACTTCGTCTCTCCTGGGAATGATGAAGTGCACAGTCGCAGTTTCTAAATGCGGGTATTTATCCATCACACCTAGGAGGTAAGCCTGACCCTGAATATTAATATCAGCATCATCAATCCCTCCTCGGCCAAATTTAAAGTCAGCAACATCCACATGGGTGCCATTGATGATCACTCGATCAACAGTGCCAAAGATCCATTTCTTAATTGCTTTCCGTCTACTCATACCACTCCTCCATATCTCTTTTTAGAAGACCCATTAGATTCTGATCCATCTTGAAAGAGTAGATCGGAATCTCGCCCCCGAAGGTCAATATCCTGACGCTGTCCCCCCGCCTCACAACGCTCATCCCGTACACTTGTTCTCCTCCTAGTAGCAGGGTTAGCTTGAAGGTGGGAAGCCGATTCTGTGTCGATTGTCTTATACATCCCTCAATCGTCATACCGGATTTGGACTCGGAGTTCTTTGTGTATTTCGTCGGCTGCTTCCTCGAAAGGAGCGAGGTAATCAAGGCAGGATATAACCAATCGCATTTGCTCTTCATTAAGCCCGTCCAAGTTGCCGGTTTCTGCGGCTTCATGGAGCATGGTGCCTTCTTCGGCAAATATGTTTGTTTCATTACTGCTGCGGTATCCGGGGCAAATCTCAACATACTTTAGAGTCGAGGGGCCGAGCTCATGATGTTCCTCAGGAGTGGCCATTTTCTTCCATTTTCTCGATTAGCTCGTGTGTGACTTGAGTCAGATCTACTATCGAGGTCCACACCTTTTTAATATCTAGCTGTATGTCGGTGACTTGTGTTTGGAGCAGTGCCATATAGCGAATGATCGCATCTTCTCCGCTGGCCCACGATGAGTTCACTCCGGGGGGTTCTTCACTCCTTTGGGAGTTCACCGTGTCTAGTAAGAGTTGGCAGTTTTTCAAGAGGTTCTCGTAGTTTTTTCCGCACTTCTTTTTGAACTCTTCCGGTAGATCTAAAATAGATTTTACCTCTTGGAATTTTCGGCGAATAGGGTCGGGGTCGTGGTCTTGTTCGAATTTCATATTTGGTGTGTGGTTTTTGGTGTGTGTTCTTATTTTTTGTAATACATATGTTAAACAAATGCAAGTTATAAATATGGTCTTTTTATCGGAGGCTCTTCAGTACTGGGCTTCCGGCTGAAATTATCTTTAAAGAATCTTCGCAGCATTATTACGGGTCTTAAGATTAAGGCTCGGATTAGAGTTTTCATAATAGTTTATGCGCTAGGCTCGCGCTATATCCTTTCCATTTTTGGTGTTCTTTATCCTCGAGAATTTCGTCACGCAAAATCCGTGCTTCGTGAACACATTTTGTTTTGAGGTTTCGACGGACGCGAAATTTTTTAAAGGGCTCTGGGTAGGTCATGAACGCGATCCACCACTGATTCCTATTCTTGTAGATATGATGATTATCGTTCATTAGATAGAATGGTGGAGCCGGACGGGATCGAACCGACGACCTCCTGAATGCAAATCAGGCGCTCTTCCAACTGAGCTACGGCCCCACATAAATTCATTTAGGTGCGGGTGTGGAATTCCAGAGTCTCACCATCCCCCAAACAGAGAATATTATGGATGCCCCTTGAATTACTGTAAACCCCATGGAAGTCGTGGGTTGGCCGAGTAGGCCCCAGATGAAAGCTAAGCCAATGATGGCGAACCAGATTTGTGCGATGTGTTTATTTTTCATAGTATTGGATTCATCTCATCGTCATTGATGAGATCTAGGTTATTTAGTTTTTTGCGAACGGCTGAACAGACGCCCATCTCGACAGTATCGTTCGCAAATACTATCTTCTGAATACTAGGGCTCTTGCCCGTAGCTCTATGGACTCTCCCTAATGCCTGGCGCAAATCGATTGCGCTAAAGCTTGGGGATATAAGTGATATTCTCGGATGCTCTCCGTGTTCATCGTGCAGACTTAGACCCGTGCCTCCGGCCTGAGTCATACACATACAGATTCGCGTCTCATTCTTTTGAAATTTCTTTACCTCAAGATCTCGAGTATAACTATCTTGGGCTCCATATACGAAAGAGATGTCGGCCGCTACCGATAGCCGCTTGGTTAGAGCCTCCATCGTATCCCTAAAATTAACAAAGATTACCACCGAGTGTCCGCACTCGATAGCGTCCTTAGTCAGACTCTCAAAGATTGGCACCTTGACCAATTCGATCTCCTGACGAGCTCTCAGCTGTAAAGTTAGAGCGCTGTCATCAGTATTAATTTTATTCTCGATATCTCGAATGTTTATTTTTAAGTCGTCGTACAGACTACTAATGTAGGCAGACCCTTTAACATCGTAACCATCAGCTACTATCAGAGTCTCAGGAAAAGAGCCGGAGGGCAGATCCGCAATTCGGATTCTGCTCCCCCGACCCGATCCGTATATATGGTCGTGAAACCCTTTAAGTACAGTATTCCAACCACGAAATACTAAACCGCCAAAGGTTCCTTTCTTACAACCATTCTTCAGACACCAGTTCCACCAGTTGCTATTATTATGCATGTCGAGCACATATCCCAATGCTCGCATCTCAATAGGGTTGGTGCAGCTAGTAGCACCTAAGCAAAGTGTTGGAAAATCCATCGCTTTGGCCGCAACCATGAGTTTACTATTCTCACTCTTGTAGCCTTTGCAGCGATGGTCTTCATCAAAAATTATGAGATGGCTGTCAGGTTTGATCTCTAGAAATTGTCCCTTGTACGCGGATTTTTTCCTATAGAATTTAGTAATACCTCCTCGAAGTTTTTCATAGTTAATTACGGTGAAGTCCTTGAACCCAAAGCTCTCGGCCCACTCTGTCCATGATGGGACAACAGCCTTTGGACAAATGACGAAGGGCGAAAGTCCAAGGCGTTGGGCGACAGTCAATGCGACTACCGTTTTACCCGTGCCCGTATCACTCCCATCCTTAGCTGAGCCATATAATTTTATGGCATCGACTAAGGTGTCAGTGTGCTCCACCTGGTAGGGGAACAGCTCAGGGCATGTAGATTGTATCTTCTTCGCCATGTTTACTATCAGCTATATTTATCCAGTCCGTGGGTTCTAGGTTTTCGCGTTTGTTCATTGCGGAGAGCAATCTCCACATCCGTTTGAGTCCTTGCTCTTCAATCTGCCGGACGCGCTCGCGCGAGACGCCCATGATGTCCGCAATCTCCTGGAGAGTATACGGGCGGTTAGCCGAAGGGTCGTACCAATGTTCCTCTCCATCAAGAACAGTAGACCGAACACCTTGGATGAATTCCTTGAGCCTGTTGTCCGCATCAGTACGATCTTCTAAGGTATTGTTGGGGCCCGATGGCCTGTAAGACGGCTTCCTTAAATTTTTTGAGGTCTCGTATTTGGGAATCCTTTTCCCTGAGTTTGTCCCGGTACAATTTTTCGGTAACGCCTTTAAGGCCTTCTTCGCGGTATTCTTTGGTCGAGAAACGCTCGCCGCAACTATTGCATTTGCGTCTTCTTCTTCGGTATTCATTTTCGCAATCATTGTTGGGCTCGCTCGATATTGTTGAGCTGGAGGTGTATCCGCATTTTGGGCATTTCACTTTGAATCCGTTCTACTCTTGATAAATTTGATGTCGGCCTCATTGCTGGTCATCAAGGCCATCTCCTCGTCTATATACAGCACGGGTTTTCGAGTAGACTCCCACTCTTCCAACATCTTCTCTATCTTGATTAATCGCTTCATTGCTTTTTTTACTTCTTTGCCAATCTCTTTCTTTTGCATAAGGGCAGGGGAATCCTTCTATTCTTGGGTGTTCATGTAAATGGGGAGGCCATGAGGCTACCTCAGTCTCTTTGGTGCTGCATGAGGCAAGCCCCAGCATTAGTGCGACTCTGACTATCATGACTCTAGGCTTAGGTGACTGAAGTCATAGCCAAAGGCGGCACAAAAATTCTCAGCCTTCATCGTGGCAATCTTCTTGGTTACAGCCTCTATACCGGCTACTTTCTCAAGTTTCATACGACCATCGACTGAATGGTAGGCGTGAATTTCAAAGACATGGCCTTTCCTGGGCCGCCCCGCTTTCTTGGTCTTCTCCTCGAATACTACCGCGCTTTCCATACATTCTCCTCCAAGTGAGTTTTAATTTCATCGATGTGAACACCTACTGCCTCAGCTAATTTCTCAGGAGTCGCATCAGGTATAGAGTGGCTCACAATGTGGTAGAGCATATCAAATCCGATAGCCAATAGGCAGTCGGACATCTCCATTACATTGATCTTGCCCTCGCATTCCTTGACCACTAGGTCGATAGCTTTTATGAATAGCTCGGCGTTTTCAGTTCGGTTCTCAATCTCTTCGTCTGTCAGTGTTAGCATTTTGTCTGTCCTCCATCTCCGGGTTCAAAAGCGTCCGCGCAAAATTCCGATGCCGGATAGCTCGCGTATTTATTTAAGAGCCATGTGATGTCAGACTTACGATTGCCTGACTCAAACTGAACAGCACGGGTACTGTGATCACCATTGATCACTGAGCCATACTTATGTCGTTGAACCCAGACCTTATCGGCCTCAGCTTTGCTTGAAAAATATTCGTAGCCGGCATGTTCGCCGTCTTCGTCGGTGTAACTATTTCTATAGAATTTCATTTGTAGTTTTGTTGGTGTTTGAAATCAATGCATGGTTCGGATTCGGGTAGGCCTCGGTTGATCCACTCCTTGGTATTAGGATCTCCGTGCTTACTCTCAAGGTAGTCGTCCATTGATAAATGGATCGCTTCGATTGCCCGAGGGCCTTCCTTCGCAAGCCTTTCTTCCCATACTTCGAGCGCACTTAAGAGCTCATCGTAATCATTGGATTCTTTCTCGCGGCTCATGCTCTGTCCTCCCTTACTAAATGGATGATCGGATATTGATCCTCCGGGGCGATGGTCCAAAGGTTGCCGGCCGAGTCCTTAAGTCGAAGGGCGAGGCTGAGCTCAAGCTCAACCGCTTCCGGATCGGTGTAATCCAATTTGATCGGCTCGTTGAGAGAGAACTCCATGTCAACGGAATTCGTGATCTCATCTACGAAGGTTACGGTATTGTCACTGTCTAGTTTCATTGGTGTGTGGTTGCTGGTGTTTATAATTGGCGGGTCTTTCTGTAAAAAGATTATCCGCCTGAACAAATTTAATTAAGTACAAATGTATAACATATGTCAAACACCAATTCACCCCGATCGCCGGAAGCCCAGTGTTAATCAGGGAAAAGCCAGTCTAAAAAAATTATGACCGCTATCATGAAAACAAAGGTTAAAGAGCTAAGGCTGTCTAGCTCCGGGCCCATTCCATTATCAAAACAGCATCAGCTGTCGCGTTTGTGATTTTTAAATTCGGGTATAGCCTTACCGCATTGTCTTTAAGCATACGCTTCCTGGCGGTATAACCCATGTTACTTTTTAATCCTACAAGTCCTTTCTGCCATTCTTTTGGCTTAATAAGCTTTGTCCGAAAGCCAAGGGCTCGAACCGTTCCCACTATATACCCGTAATTATATCCTAACTTGAATGAACTTGCATTACTCGTCACGGCCGAAACAAATGGAGGTACATCTTCTATATACACCTCATAATCATCTGCGTTTAGATCCCGTAAATAATCCGTTAGCTCATGCTCAACAGTCCAGGGTCGGAGGTCGAAGGTGGTATCGGGATGCATGATCGCCATGCCACCACCTTTGCCAGGATCAATTCCGATTACGCCTTTTTTGCTCGAGGTAGTCATGCAGTGCTTTTCTTATAATTTGACTAGGCGTGGATAACTGTTTCTCCGCGAGCTTCTTCAATTCTGAAGCCATATCCGGCGATAATCTAACATTAATTTGTTTAGTCTTTAACATACGTTCGTTTATATTATGTATACAAAAGTAAAACAACCGGATGCATTTTTTATTTGCATTATATTATCGTATATGCGAAATTGTTAACAATCACCCACACACCCATGAAGAAAAAACCCAAAAAACATGAGGCTGAACACAAGGATATTACCTGTGCAGTCCGAATCCCTCGGTCGTTATATGAGTCCCTAACTCTGGCGGCCAAACTCGTAAATAGCTCACTCTCGGATGTTATCCGTGAAGCTATTGTAGAAAAAATCGAAATCATTAAACAGCAAGAAGTTGATAAACGGCTGAAAAATGAGAAAATCCGTGCCCAGTTGGAAGAGCTCGCCAAGAATGGTGGAAGCTCTGGCAACGATAGAATTGACGACATTATGGATTTGCTCGAAGCGTAATACAGGCGCTTAACGTTGTCTTTCGTAAGCCTCCAGCTCTTGGCCTTAGGTCGAGGGTCGGAGGCTTTTTAGCATAGCTCTTGCGCCTAATATGGTTTTAGAAGGTCAAAAGGGGGTTTCCCTTAAAACCATGGACAAAACCATATGGCGGAAGTCATTCACTATCATAGAGTTCTGGAAATAAATATGGTTTTATGGTTTTTTATGGGTAAAAGTTTATATATAGAGAGTATATATAGTACCAGCACCCACCATGAGCACCGAGCACCCGCACACGCTCCTCCGGGGAACTTTTCCTCGTTTAAAACCATAAAACCATATTTTTTGGCATATCGGTATTGGTAATCAATGACTTATGAGATATGGTTTTACCTCTAGAAACCATATTAAAACCATATAAACCATATAAAACCATATTCTGTATTATGAAAACACTCAGTTTTATGCCCTGTAGGACACTTTCCACTTGAGGTCTGGAGAATCTGGTAAAAAAAGACCTAAATTTAGGTCATAGTTGTCCCCCCAACTTATTTTTATTTGCAGTCTAGAGAATCTGGTAATCCGGAATTCTCATTTTTGCCCCAAATCTACTTCTTTTTTCGAGAGAAGCTGCGATTCTTAGATTTTGATACCACCCTCAGATTTTTTGATCTGTTGTCGGCCGTATTTCTATTTTTATGATCCACATCCTTGCCGTCACCTTTTCTAGCTCGCCCGGCCTTCACCATCTTGGATCTTGCCGCGTTTCTTTGAGCTCTCCTTTTTTTCTGCTTGGGTTTTGCGTGGTATTTTGCATACTCCGATTTGTAATTGCGGGGTTTGGCTGGTTTCTTCTTCTTTTTTGCAGGCATAGTTGTAATTGTAGGCTATCGGATAAAGTTATACAAGTGCATGGGTTATACATACGCAGTGTATAACATCACAATAGTCCACTTTTTCTGCTTGTTTTTTCCTAAAATTGCCCCAAAGGTTGTGCTTTTGATAATGGTTTATCGCCATAATTTTAACCCACAAGCTCCATATGAAGAAACCTCCGTGCAAGGTCATCCGTGTTTCTATTACGATGCCGCCCTCCTTAAAATCTAAATACTCAAAACTAGC